GATCTGGATGATTATGTCTAATTCTTTTGCAAGCCTAACGGGGTTTCTGGTTTCGTATTTTTTAATCAAATTGTATACAATAGATTTAATTTGATTATGATTCATACATCCATATCCTTTCTTCACTTATTTTTCTGTTTAAGATATATAAGTGACATTTCATATTGAGCTAATATTGCATCAAGAGATTCATCGTCAAGTTTTTTCCCATCGTAGTAGATAGGGTGTCTAGTCCTGTTTTTTAGTAAATCTCTCATTCTCTCCAGTTCGTCTTTGATGTCTATTCTTTGATTTTTTTCTTCATTTTCCTCCTTTCCAGTCATTATAAAATCCAATGACACATTAAAATAGTCAGCTATTTTTTTCAATTTTTCGGCATTTGGTTTAGAAGTGCCGAGTTTGCTTAAATAGCCTTTTCCAAAACCCAAGTCTCCCTCAACCCTGTTCATAGATACATGATTGATTTTACATAGGTGTCGGATGCGTTCTTTCATGTCCATGCTTGCTCCTTTCACAAAGTTCTGAAAAAATCGCAAAAAACTATTGACAAACTGAAAAAATCGCATATAATTAAGATATAGCTTCTGAAAAAATCGCAAAACAATAGCGAGGCAGTTTGCTTGAATAGTTTTTTAATTTTTTGTGGTAATTAGATTATAGAATATATTCAGAACTAAGTCAATATTATTTTGTGATATTTTCAGAACAATAAAAGAAAGAAAGGAGTGTAAAAATATGTTAGTCGGCACGAAAGTTAAAGAAATTGCCAAGAAAAAAGGAATCTCACTTAATCAACTGGAAAAAGATACAAAAATTGCAACAGGTAGTATTTCAAAATGGGACAAAATTAGTCCATCGTTTGAAAAGGTGTGCAATGTAGCAAAGGCATTAAATGTCAACGTTGATGAATTAATAGGAGAGGGGGATGAGTAGTGAAGAAAAGATATTCTCATAAAAAAATGAGAGCATGGTCAGAGTACCCATTGATTACAAGAATATCTTTTGTGCTTTCTTGTACAGCATTGGTACTTGCGATTGCGAGATTGCTACTTAAATAGACTGACGATAAGAGCTATGAAGCTTAGAAGATAGCAGAAAAGAGGGTGTATATGAATTTTGACGATTTGTTCTATTACCTAAATTACGGCAGAACGAGAAAACAAAAAAAGAGAGACTTAATGTTTTTAAGAACTCTCTTCTTCATAAAGCTTGCTACATTGATTTTGATGATAGTAATGCTTGCTATTTATGTATATCTACTAATAGCGAAATAAAAGCAATGACAACAGAAATAAAAGCTAAAGCAGTATTGATAAGGACCATACCTTTAGTCCATAACCATTCTTTACGAATTGCTTTGATAAGCTGTTTATCATTTTCTAAAAATTTTAAAATTTCATCTTGAACCTTTTGATTTTTGGAATAGTCAGAAGATTTCATTTTATCAATGGTTTCTTCATCTGGTTTATCAAGATGCGGTAAAGGATTTTTAGACATAGTATACCTCCTAAGGAGATTATAACACAGAAAGGAGTACAGAAATGTATATTCCACCATTTCAATTAGGAATATTTGTAGGAGCTGTAGGAGTAATTGCACTTGAAATCACAGCTGTATTAATCGACAACTACAGAAGTAAAAAGAGAAGAGAAGCACGAAAGAAATAAAAATGCCCCATGCGGTAATGGAACTACCACACAGGGCGAATGTAACCACTAACCATAGCTTAGCGGTAAGGAAATTATAACACAATTTTTTTAACACCGCAAGAAAGAGGTGCGGAATGGAAGATAAAACAAAGCAGTGGAAAGACTTAGAAGAATACTTTGCAACAGAGGTAATTGAGCAAAGTAAACGGACAGCAAAAAGATGGTTTGCAATCTGGCTAATTACATTCATTGCATTGGTAGCGACAAATACAGTGTGGATATATGTGTTTAACTCATATGAATACGTTCAGCAGGACGGAAGCGGAGTTAACAACTACCACACCGACATTGATGGAGACTTAGAGAATGGGACAAAGAATTAAAGCTAAGAAGAACGGCAAATACAAGAAAGTGGCGTTCAGACAGGCAGGAATGAAGAAAAGAGGATACTACCGCAGGAAGAAGCGGAGAAAGTGAGGCAAAGTTGGAAAAAACAAAGTATGCAAGCAATGATACAGAAGTACTAAAAAACAGATTACTAGTGACGGATGAAGAGTTACGTTGTGTGTTAGGGGTTGGAAGAAAAACCGCTAAAGCAATAGCACAACAGGCGGACGCAGTCGTCAGAGTTAACGGCAGAAAGTTAAATTCGATGGAAAAAATCAGACAGTACATTGATACAGTAGCAGGAAAGTAAGAGAAAGGAGTAAAGATGGAATACCCGAAAGCAGTCATGAAGATGGGAGAACTTGTTAAGATGGGGTTCCCGAGGTCGTTTCTGGATGAAGCTTATCGGGAACGTGGACAAGACTTTGCACAAAAAGGTGCTAAGAAAAATTCTCCAATCTTCTTTGACACTGAGTTATTTGAGAAATGGAGAGCAAGGAAACAAAGAGAAGAAAACAGAGCATTGAGAGGAGAAATGATATGAGAACAGGAACAGCAATTATGGTTTTAGGACTTGCTTTAACAGGTCTAGGAATCACACCGTTTGTATTCATGGCGGTCTGTACAATCGCAGGTCTGGCAGAAATCGAAATGGAGCGTAAAGGATGGAAATAAAAAAAGCACCCAGACGTGCAGGTCTAAAGTGCTTAACAGTTTGAAAAAATGTAATTTTGTATAAATACATATAAACCAATTATAGCAGGAAAAGGAGAACGTGACAATGATTATTACAAAAAAAGAGTTTAAGGATGCGGTTAAAAATATTATCGTTGATGGAATCAACAACACACGACAAGAGAATGTAACAGAGGAAAAAAACGCAGAAGCTGACAAAAAGGTAGCAACAGTGTTGACAGACTACTATGAAAAAGTAATTAGAAACATCTTTTGCGGAGATTGTTGGACGTACAGTAAAGATGAATTAGCTACTGTTTCGGGTTCGGTTTTAAATGATAGATTTTCTAACAACTCAGAACCACTGGTATTTATGGAAAATGTGATGTGCATGGCAACCACTAGATTACTGATTAGCATGTTAGAAGAAAAAATGCAGGAAGAAGAGCCACAGGAAAAGGAATTTGACGTAGAAGAGATTCTTAAAGTAGTCATGATTATCACAGGATACACAAATGAATACGGAACAGTAATCCCCATGGAAGATGCAGACGATTATATCCAAAAGAGAATAAAAGGAAATGAAGAAGATAGAGAGTGGTTCATCGACTATATGTGGGATGTACTGGAAAACAATATGGATGAACTCTTAAAACTTAGAGAAGCATTTTTTGAAGATGTATGCAGTGACAAAGAATGCGACGAGCAGGGAAATATTAAAGAATGTATTGAAGAATGAGAGGTAAAACATGGCTAAATTATATGAGATTAAAAACGAATTTAACGAACTGCTTTTAATGGCAGATGAGCAGGGGTTATCCCTTGATGATATTAAAGACACTATAGATGGAATCGAATTTGAGTTTGAGGAAAAGGCTGATTCTACAGCAAAGATGATTAGAACGCTGATTGCTGATGCGGATGCGGTAAAAGCAGAGAAAGACAGATTAGCAGACAGAGAAAAGGCATTGAGAAACAGTGCAGACAATCTGAAAAAGTACCTTGAAACAATGATGTTAGAAGTAGATAAGAAGAAATTTAAAACAAAGCTGTTTAGCTTTAACATCCAGAAGAACGCACCAAGCGTAAAAGTAGAGGTTGAGGAATTATTACCAAAAAAATATTTAATTCCACAGCCAGACAAAGTTGACAAGAAACAGCTTCTTAAGGACTTGAAAGCAGGAGTTATTGAAGCAAATGAAAATATGAGACTGGTACAGACAGAGAGTTTAAGAATTAGATAGGAGTGTTGGAAGATGGAAAAATTCAGAGATTTAAGAGCAGATGAAATTGATTGCAGAGTTGCAATCGTAAAAGATAGCGGAGTGTCAATCTTATTATGCACGATGTGACATGAATATCCTTGATGAAGCAATTGGTATCACAAACTGGAAAAGGCATCATGAGGTAATTAATGGAAATCTTTTCTGTACTGTAGAAGTATGGGACGAAGAAAAGAAAGAATGGATTTCTAAACAGGATGTAGGTAAAGAATCCTACACAGAGAAAGAAAAAGGGCAGGCGTCAGATTCATTCAAGAGAGCTTGTTTCAATCTTGGAATCGGACGAGAACTGTACACAGCACCTTTTATCTGGATTCCAAATAAATACGTCAATATTCAGCAGGGAAGAAACGGAAAACCTACAACAAATGACAGATTTAAGGTTGAAAAAATTGTAATCGAGAGTAAGAAAATTGTAGGGTTGTCAATCGTTAACGATACAACACATAAAAGAGTATTCATCTATGATGGCAGAACAGAGGAAGAAAAGAATGGAGACAAAGGCAACGATAAGTAATATATCCATTGATTTTGAATCTGGTAAGCAGGTTATTTCCCTTGTATGTGAAAAAGACATACGAGGGGAATATGACCGACTGAAAGATAAGGAATGTAGGCTTAAGGTTGTTCAGTATCGTGAGGGCAGGAGCTTAGATGCCAATGCATACTTTCATGTACTGGTTGGAAAGATTGCAGAAGTAACGGATAACAGCAAGGTATATATAAAGAACAAACTCATAGCAGAGTACGGACAGCATGAGATTATAAACGGTTCTCTTGTATCACTTCCGTTGGATAACGATATAGAAGTGTACGACCTTGAATTTTGCCACCTACAACCGACAGCCAGTACAACTACCAATAAGGCAGGTAAGTTGTTCAGAATCAATCTGGTAATGCGTGGGAGCCATACCTACGACACAAAGGAAATGTCTGAACTGATAAAAGGAACTGTTGAAGAAGCAAAAGAGCTTGGAATTGAGACAGCAACACCGCAGGAGATAAAAGAAATGGAAGAAAGGTGGAGAGTAAAACTTGAAAAAGCTAACTAGTGTATTTACAGAAAATATGGACTGTTGCATTTACACAGGTTCTTACATAGTGGAAAGACATCATATTTTCGGTGGTTCTAATAGGAAGAAAAGCGAAAAATATGGATTTGTCGTACCACTAAGACCAGACTTTCATCCGAACGGTGTACATTTTAACAGAAAAAATGGAGACATAGATACAAAGCTTAAGACGATGGCTCAAACATATTATGAAGAGCATATCGGTAGCAGGGAAGAGTTCAGAAAGGAGTTTGGGAAATCATGGCTGTAACATACACAATCCAAGGAAGACTTGACGGACTTAACACTTTTATTTATGCAAACAGGACCAATCCATACAAAGGTGCCAGATGCAAAAAAAACAATCAAAAAATTTGCAAGGCATACATACCACAATGGCTAAAGAAAAAGCATATAAAATTTCCAGTGATTCTGGAAATTAAGTGGTATGAAAAGAATAAAAGACGTGATCCAGACAATGTCTTTTCGGCTATTAAGTACATATTAGATAGCTTGGTAGAAGCAGGAGTGTTCCCAAACGATGGTCAGAAACAGGTAGAGGGTATCGTTAACTGGATAAAGGTCGATGCAAAAAATCCAAGAATCGAGATAACAATCTACGAAAACGGAGACAAATATTAAGCAGGAGGGCAATGATGCAAATAAACATAAATACAGACTGGGAATGGTATGAAAACACAAATGTATTTAGATTGTTTTATCATTGCCTACTACATACAAATTTAGAGGATAAACGGTACTGCGGAAAAGAAATTAAGGCAGGACAATTTGTTTCTTCTATAACAAGAATCAGTGCAGAGACAGGATTGACAGAATCGCAGGTCCGAACAGCACTAAAGAAACTAAAGGACACTGGGTACATATCCACAAAAAGTACAAATAAATACACGATATACACAGTGATTGGGTATCAAGAGTACATAGATTGTGGACAAGTTGCAGAAACGACTACCGAGGAAAACAAGGTAGTTGAAAATGGAACAAAAATGGAACAAACAGTGGAAAAAGTAAAGGAAACTTGCGAGAAATCAAAAGAAAATTGCGAAAAGTCGAACAAAAAAGCAATCAATGAATGTTTTGAAAGACTCTGGAAACAGTACCCGAATAAACGTGGTAAAGGGCAGGTATCCGATGCAAAGAAAAAAGTATTGTACCAGATAGGAGAGGAACATATACAAAGAGCATTACAGCGGTATCTTGACGGATTAGAAAGGGATGCTTCGTGGAGAAAACCACAGAACGGCTCAACATTCTTTAATTCGGGATACGTTGACTATCTGGACGAGAATTACGAAAAGCCACCAGAACCGAAGCCACAGCGGAATCCTGCAAGTGTCTTAGAGTGCGAAAGAGATTATGACTTTGATAATTTAGAAATGCAGTTAATGCAGAAACAATTAGAGTAAGAAAAAAGGAGTGATGGAAAATGTATCAAATGAGTTTTTTTAGTAATGAGATAGCTTTACGAAGCTCTTCCATTACTAAACAGACTAGAAGAGAATCATACAAAAAGGTTAATAAAGAAGCAATACATATCTTAATTCTTGAAGAATTAGAATACGGAGCAATGACAGCACGAGAGATTGCAACAGTGTTGTACAAACACAAAAAAGTATTAGAACCGACAAGGCAGCAGGTACAACCACGGCTAACGGAGTTAGTGCAGGACGGACGTATTGAGGTGTGTGGCAAACGACACGACAGTTTGACAGGCAGGAATGTAGCAATCTACAGAAAGGTGGCGGAAGAAGATGGGGTATAAGAAATTCACAACAGAATTTAAAAGAAAAGTTGTTGCGGAAAGTAACGCAAGACATGAGGTAAAGAGCGTTGCAAAAGAATACGGCATTGATTCATCCACCCTCTTTAAATGGAAAAAACAGAACTTAGATGAAAACAAAGAAGAAAACGCCCCATATTCTCGTGAATACATAAAAATGGTAGTAAAGACAAGACTGACAAAAAACAATACGTCAAAATCTTGCTCACAAATGTTTAAGATTCCAGAGTATTTGATTACATTTTGGACAGAAAAATTTGGGAATGAAGTAAGAAAAGAAATTGAAGCAGAACAGCAACGTAACAAAAGAAAACCTAGAGGTATTCATGTTACATCCAGTGCTGTCTACTGGAAATAAAAACTAAATAATACTTTTCTGGTTTGATTCTCTGCCTAAGTAACTGTAAATAATGTTTTTTTGTATTTTCAGATTCTTCCATTTTTCATTTTTTATTAGGCAGAGACTCAAGCCAGAAAAGGCTTGTTGCACAGGATTTTTGTATACCACACGAACAATTAAATAAGAATCCTCGCAACGCATAAGTACAATATAGCTCGCTATTGTATAAGTCATGATTTCCGCAGCTATTTTTAGCAGCTATTTTTAGCAGCTATTTTTAGCAGCGGAGAGAATGGACAGGAAAGGAGCAGAAATGAAAATTTATAATAAAATAACAAAACAGTTTGTAAAATCAGACAAATTAAGAAAATTAGATGATTGTTTTATCATTGAGTATACGGAACGATATGAAAAAACAATTAGATATTTTTTTAAACCACAGTGGGAAGAAGCAGAGGGTGCAGAAGAACTTTTAAAAAACGTTATGCGGTGTCTTAACAATGTGACAGCAAACAATGTTTTAGACATTGAAACTATTGGAAAGGAACATGATACTATCATCCAACTTAAAATTGAATTAGAGGAAACTTCAAAAAGAAGCGGATTAATATATAACAAGTTAACAAACGTGATCTCGATTGATAATTGGTATTTAAAGGATAACGACCTTGAAGTGGCATTAAAAAAATATTTGGAATATCAAAGGAGTTGGAAAAATGAATATTAATAACCTTACAGAAACAGAACAGCAGGATTTTTACAGACTTTTAAAGAAAATGAATGGAGAAGAACCAGACAAGAAACAGGATGTAAAGGTAAGGAAACCAGAGTGTGGGGATACGATTTATTACATTAGATATACTGGAAGAATTGGAAAGATGGTATGGGCTAATGAAGAAACCGATCTCGTCATGTGGGAATTAGGAAATATCTTTTTCACGGAAGAAGAAGCGGAGTTTGCAAGAGAAAAGAAAAAAGTAGAAGTTGAACTTGAACGATATGCAAAGGAACACAATAACCCAACAATCAAAGATAGTTATTGTATTTATTATAATGAAGGAGATGAAGAACTTGATTATGACGCATGGGCTTGCGGCAAAGCACAGGGAATGGTCGTGTTCAAATCAAAACAACTTGTATTTGATGCAATCGAAGCAGTAGGCAAAGAAAGAATACTCAAGTACATCTTTGGGGTAGAAAGTGAGGGAGAGAAATGAATTTTACAAAAGCGTTCGCAGTATTTATGCAAATTGATTCAAAGGAGTTTACGGAAGATGAAAAATATGAAGCAATACAGCAGGTATTAGATGCAGCGACAATAAACAGTATCACAAAAAAGCAGGTGTTAAATGTAGTGTCATGGCTGTTCAATAAACAACAAAAATATAGATGGCACGACTTAAGAGATAATCCGAATGACATGCCAGATGCGAATTATCCAAGCAATACATGGTTTGAGGTGGTGCAAAAGGACAATGAAGAAGAGCTTCCAAGAGCAGCAATGCAGTATGATGATGAGCTTGGTTTTGGATTTTATCATGACATTTTTGATCCTGTATCTTTAGGCTATGTAGATACAGAGTTTACGACAGCAGCGGAAGAGGGACTTGCAGAAGTGGTTGCATGGCGAGAGATTGAAGAATTTGAAAGTGAGGAAGAAGATGAAGATTAATACGAAAACACCAAGTATTAAAACATACACATTAAGTCATTTCAAAATCGGAGATGTTTGTATGGGCGTAAAAAATGAACATTATTACCTTGTGGTTAAATCAGAAAAAGAAAAGAAACAAATCGTGGATTTAACAGAAAACGAGATTATAAGAGATGCAGGATACATGAGATTTATACCTGCGACAGCAGAACTTAATATCAAAGATGTGGGGTAAAAGAAAAATGCCAGTAGCAAGATGTAAATATTGTAATAATTGGTTATTCAATGAAGACGTTGGAAGAGAGTATATACAAATAAATTCAGATATGAAAATACAAAGCAAATTCATTTGTCTTAAATGTGAAATGGAGTTAAGAAAAGAAGATTTCTTTGAACCGTACAGAAGCATGATGAAGTAAAGGAGTATCAATGGACTTAGAACAAAAAGCAATAGAAAGAATCAAAACAGCATCAGAAATGAGTCTTGAGTATTACAAACAACCACTTATCTGTACATACAGCGGTGGTAAGGATTCAGATGTATTATTAGAGCTATTCAAACGTTCTGGAGTTCCTTTTGAAGTACAGCACAGTCACACCACAGCGGATGCATCACAAACAGTGTGGCACGTCCGTGACAATTTCAAAAAATTGGAAGAGGGGGGATAAAGTGTAGTATTAACTATCCAAGGAATCCAGATGGAACCAGAATCACAATGTGGAATCTCATTCCTAAGAAACTTATGCCACCTACACGGCTAGTAAGATATTGTTGTAAAGAATTAAAAGAAACAGCAGGCATGGGAAGATACGTGGCAACAGGTGTTAGATGGGATGAAAGCACAAAAAGGAAACACACACGATCAGAATTTGAAAAGATAGGGGCATCAGTTAAAACAAAGGAATTGTTTGATGATTCTGTAATGCTCAACAATGACAACAATTCTAAAAGAAGAATCACTGAATTGTGCATGCAGAAGCACAAGATGGTTGTAAATCCAATTGTTGATTGGAAAGAGGAAGATATATGGAACTACATAGACCAAGAGCATATATGCACTAATGAATTGTACCAATGCGGATATAAAAGAGTTGGATGCATCGGTTGCCCAATGGCAGGCAGAAAAGGAAAATTAAAGGAATTTTACGATTTTCCAACATTCAAGCTAAATTATATCAGAGCATTTGACAGGATGTTAGAAGTAAGAAAAGCAAAGAATCTCCCTACACAGTGGGAATCTGGAGAAGAAGTATTCCTGTGGTGGATAGAAGATAAGAATGTTGCAGGGCAAAGAGAATTTAAGGTAGCAGAAAACGGACAACTTATGTGGTAAAGGAGAAAGAATATGGACGTTATCAAACAAATAGATTACATGATTGCTTGCCTAGAGATGGCAAAAGAAGAATATCAGTATGAGAAAAGTTATGAAACAAAGAAAAAAGCAAGAGAGGACAACGACTGGAACTGGTACGAGAGAAACAGGACACCGAAAAAGACGCTAATTAAAGAAAATCTTAGAAATGTTGGAAGAACAGGATTTAAGCTTGCAAAAGATTTAGAGGTGGGAGAATGACTAAAAATGAAACAATAACAATAAATGAAATAATAACACAGAGATTTCAAAGCCACTTATATAATTGCATAAAAGAGTCAAATATTCCTGCTATGCAATTAAGCGTAAGTTTCGACAGAGAAAAGGCATATATAAAAGACGAAAAAGCAGGACGTATCGTTGGAGAAGTTGATATGAAGATTACTATGGAACGATATGAACCTAAAAAAATGACAAGAAGTGAAGTGGAAAAAGCTATAGTTGCTTACTGCGACCCTGTTGGCACACCATGCAAAGAATGCAAATGTTATAAAAAATGTGTAAAAAGGATGCCGTTTGAATGGTTAAGTAACGAGGGGTTACAAGAATATTATGAATTTTTGTATGGAATCAAAGTGGAGGTAAAGGAATGACAAGAGAACAGATGATAGATACGTTAGAAGATTATTGCAACAAAAATATATGTGACAGTTCATGTGAGTTTGTACATAATTGTAAAAGAAAAGATTTTTCAAGAATGTCAGAAGATGAATTGAAATCGTGTATAGAAAGGATTACTGAGACGATTCAAATTAACCAAGAAACACAAAATACGTGTGAGGTAGGAGAGAAAGTGGAGCAGGTAAAAGTTTTAAAAAAAGCAACAAAAATATATTATCCAGATGCAATGAAAGATGTGCTACCGCTTAAAGAGTTTGTGAAAAACATTACAGATAAAGGATATAAGGTTGAATTAACAAAAGATAATGTTATCAGTGATACCGTAGTGAATATCTATAAAGAAGTGGAGATGAAAGAATGATACTAAAAATCTTACTTGTTATCATAGGTGTTTTCTTAGGACTGGTAGGCAGTGGCTTCTGCCAGTCCGCTAAAGCAAGAGATACGATCACAATGACGTTAGAAGATTATGAACACATGGGAGAGATATTACACAGTTTGCCGATAAGAGAACGGCACAAAAGCCTTAAAGGAAAAGACGTGGCGTTATACAGATGTCCTAAATGTAAAAGCTATGTAGCGGAATGGACAGAAGTTTGTGAGTGTGGGAACCGGTTAGACTGGGGAGAAAGTGAGGACTTAAGTGTTAATAATGACAAAAGATAGAGAGATTATAAACCTTGATAATGTTCTTGAAATTCGGGCAAGTGAAAAAAATGTAGAATGTGAATCATTTAATTGGTCGTTGGATGAAATTATGCAAATGAACATTAAAAAATTAGAGAAACGTTATCCAGATGGATTTGACGTTATCAAAGCAAATAACAGAAGGCCAGAAGATGTATAAAGTGGGGGGCGTTATTATGAGAGGGAAAGATAATCCGTGCTATGGGTGCACAGAAGCCACAGGAAGAGCTTATAATTGCCATACCCTATGTGACGGCTATAAACAGTTTCAAGACGATTGTAAGGAAGAGAAGAATGTTATCAAAAGGAAAAATCCTTATTATAAGTCGTTATCAAAAGAAAAATTTATGAAAAGAAATGCTTTAAACAGGAACAGGAGGGGAAGAAAGTGATTGATATAGGCGAAAATATCCGAGAAATAAGGAAATTAAAAGGAATGACACAAGCCGAACTGGGAAAGAAAATAGGTATGTCATACCAACAAATAGGACAATATGAAAATGGAAAAAGAAACCCCAAACTACAAACAATAAAAAAGCTTGCAATAGCGTTAGAAGTTTCTATGTATGACATCTTAAAAATAGGTGCTGAATATTATCAACCAACAGGAGTAAACTTAGATATTAACATTATCAAAAACGCACTGCATTCCCATGAAGCCATTGCAGAAACTCCATTGGACAAAGTGACAGTAGCGGCATTGAAAGAACTTCTTGAGTACAAAGAAACAGGATTGACACCGCAGGACATAAAAGAAATGGACAATATGTATTTAGAAAAGTGCCAACAGGTTAATAAATTGACGTGTACTTGCGAAATGTATGAAAGGATGGCTAAAAAGTGAGCAATATATTATTTATAGTGATGTATGGTATTGCAGAAACATCACTGGGACTATGTGGAGCAACAACGACTGTATATTTATTAATTTTTTGTGTTGATCTGGTAGTAAATCGTACATTACAGGAATTTAAAAATGATAAAAATATACAAAAAGTTTTAAAAATTGCAATGTTATCATCTTATGTATGTGTGTTATCAACTGTATTTTGTGCGATAATTGCAGGATTTAAAGGAGTTTAAAATGAATAAGCAAGATTTATATGCATTATGTACATTAATACCGCCTATGGACGATTACAGCGGTCACAATATGTATCTATGCGGTAAACGTGACGGATTTAATGAGTGTGTGAAGATGTTAAAAGAAAATCTGAAGAATATAAAAGAAGAAGCAGGGGGTTAATCCTCTGTTTCTTCTTTTTTTGCCTTTTTATTGAATTTTTCCCATCGTTCTGGATACACTTCTTGAAACCATTTAAGAAAATCTCCAAACAGAGCGTTTTCTGCTTCTTTTCTAACCGTGGCTGCATCTTCTATATTATAGTATCTTCCTAAATGGTATGTTTTGCCTTTAAATACTATTGTAGCAGCCCATTTTCGCCGATTTTTGTCCCAACTAACACCACGGACTCCAGATGTGTTATTCCGTAGCATTTTTCTAGGTTTGATTGATATAATGGATGTATTTTCTATATATCCTTGTTCACATGTCTTCGCTGCCTTTTTGAGGTTTTCTCTGGCACTTTTTTGATGTGAGCAACCACAAGACATTTGTTTGTAAAACAGTCCGGCAGGAACTAGGTAGTGCTTTCCGCAAGAACATTCACACTCCCATTTATACCGATTTCCAACTCTTATTTGCTTAATTGCTTTACAACCATAATCGTTAATTTTACCAGTGAGGTCAAATGGTTTATAGTAATTAGCTTCGGCAAAACATCCGCAAGATTGAGTTCGACCAGATATTAGAGCATCGTATCTTACAGTTTTTGTATTTCCACATTCACATTTGCAAATGGCAAAAACTCTTCCTTTTTTTCTATAAGCATCTATGATAGTTAATTTTCCCCACTTTTCTCCATTAAATTCATTTGTATATCGTGGTGCGTTTTTGCATTCTTCGGAGCAATATTTTGCACTTGGTGCCCCATCAAAAGTCTTTCCACACACAACGCATTCTCTTAAAGCCACAATAACCACTCCTCCCTTTTAATAAATTATACATACTATGATAAATACGGTCAATAGCTATGTCAATAGAAAATGTCACTTTTTATGATAATATTTCTCTTGACGTGGAAAGACTATATAATATATAATGTAGTAAATAGGAGGTAATGAAAAATGTTAAAGTACAAAATTGATGTATACGATGCACTGAAAAGAAAAGGATTTACTACATATAAAGCTAAAACTACTAATTTACTTAGTCAAAACACGTTAAACAAGATAAAAAACGAGGATACAGCTATAACGCTAAAGGCTTTAAATGCTGTATGTAACATCTTAGAAATGCAACCGGGGCAACTATTAGAATATGTAAGAGATAAAGAGGACGAAAAAAAATTAAAAGAATTATAAATATCACTTTACAAAGGGATAAAGATGTGGTAAGATAAAGACAGTTAAAGGAGATCAGCAAAAAGAAAAGGAGATAAAATTATGAGCAAAAGAGCAAAAATGGAATTATTGGCACGGCGCATAGAAGAAAAGAAAAATACAATATACTTCACGGAGAACCATCCGAATGAAGGAATTGACGACAGTTTGTGGGGATACAAATATTTTCTATTGTATAAGAATACTTTCGGAGTTTTTCGGAAGTACAAAACACAGCAAGAAGCAATAGAAGATATGACGGAAATTTTAAAAGAAGAATAAAAAGAGTGTAAACAAAGGCACTTCCCACTATGGTATAATTATATTAGATAATAACCATAGTCGGGAGGTGTCTTTTTTGATTAATAACAAATTAAAGAATTGCTGTAACGATTGCGTACATTGCGAGATCGTGACGGAGACAAAGAGAAGAGCTATCCCAGAGGATAAGACGGAAGTGGTACTTGTAAATATAAAGTGTAGTCATATGTGCGTATGCTGCAGATATAGAGAGGAAGTGCAGAATGGAAGATAGAAGTATATGCTGTGCTGAATGTATGTATCTACTAGGAAGTAATACAAAGAACTACTATATGTGTGACGTAGGCAAGTATGACAGAATAGACAACGCATATCTATGCACCTGCGACAAATATAAAAGCAGGAATCCAAGCACAAAAGAATATAAGAGATAAATAACAGATCGTTAGAGGTGGTAAATTTCGTTGCAACCACGCACCCTATGGGTTAAAAGAGATGCAAGAGATGTGACGCTTGCCTAACGGTCTGTTTAAATATATATAAACCTAGAAAGGATGTGAGAAGATGAATCTAAATAGAATTATGCGAAAACTACAAAGAGCAATAGTATCAAATGGATTTGTAATAAGCTTAGACACAACACAATTCTATTCAGATGACCAGAAACGAATGATAACAATGTACATCCTGTCTATAAAAGCATATGAGAATACAAGAAAAGGTTGGAAAGATACACGCTATGAGATACTAAGAACCGCTTCGCAGGTTGATATAATTAAATGCTTGTCTGACATATGGGCAAGCATACGAGAAAGGAATGGGCAAATAAATGCGGGATGAACTTACACAGAAGCAAAGAACATTTGCTCATGCATGGATTAAAAACGGTGGGAATGATTATCAAGCCGCTATCGAAGCAGGATACTCCCCTGCAACAGCGAAGAACGCAAGAAAGAACATCATTGAAAAGCATGGAGTGAAAGAATATATAGCAGAACTACAAGCCAAAACAGACAAGGAAAACGGCTATGATATTATGAGTCTTGCAGACATACAGCGTAGACGGTCAATGATCGCTACTGGTGCGTTACAAGATTCTTTTGGATTTACCCCAGACTTTCCAGACCAGTTGAAAGCCATGAACGACTTGGAAAAGGCTTTAACGGTGCAGGCAAAGGAAGAGGAAGAGAAGAAAGCGAGAGAAGAAGCATTAAGGAATAAGACATATCACATGGACCTTGATATAATCCCCGATGTGTTCCATCCGATGGTTAGAGATATAAGGAATCATGGCCATACAGAATATGTATTACCTGGGGGACGTGGTTCGAGTAAATCTTCTACGATACCTAACATTATAACGGAGCTTATGAGGAATGATCACAACATGCACGCACTTGTTGTAAGACAGGTGTACAACACTGTAAAGGATTCTGTGTATGCTAAAACTAAGTGGGCAATAACAAAGCAGGAGTTCACGGAAAAAGAATATAAGTACACAAGCTCTCCGTATGAAATTACTATGAAAGACACAGGGCAAAAAGTATATTTTCGTGGTGCTGATGACCCAGACAAGATTAAATCAATTTCACCAGAGTTCGGATATATCGGCATACTGTGGTTTGAAGAACTGGACCAGTTCGCAGGACCCGAAGCAGTGAGAAATATTGAACAGTCTGCTATTCGTGGTGGAGATAAGGCATATATATTTAAGAGCTTCAACCCACCGAAAAGTGCTAACAATTGGGCGAATCAATATTTGCAAGAACCAAAAGACAACAGAATGATTGTAAGAAGCACATATCTAGACGTACCTAAAGAGTGGTTAGGTAAACCGTTTATCGAAGAAGCGGAGCACCTAAAAGAAATTAGACCCGAAGCGTATGAGCATGAATACATGGGCATTGCTAACGGTAACGGTGGGGCAGTGTTTGAGTATGTAGAAGTAAGAGAGATTACAGACGAAGAAATAGCACAGATGGACCGCATATATCAAGGCGTTGACTGGGGATGGTATCCAGATAAATACGCATTTACAAGGACGTACTACGATGTAGCACGAGAAACGATCTATTTTATAGATGAGCATTGCGTAAACAAACGGTCGAACGAGCAAACAGCCGACTGGATAAAGAAAAAAGGCTATAACGATTATGCGATCATTTGTGATAGTGCAGAGCCTAAATCAGTAGAGGACTACAGAAACTTAGGACTTGTGGCACAGGCAGCAGTTAAAGGTCCAGGGTCAGTTGAATACGGCATGAAATGGCTACAACGTAGGAAGATTGTGATTGACCCACGGAGAACACCATACGCATACAAAGAAATTACAACGTATGAGTATGATAGAGACAAAGACGGTAATATAATAAGCGGATACCCCGACAGAGACAATCATGCTATTGATTCGTTGAGATACGCATACAACAGAGTGATTATGAGGAGAGGAGAGAACGCATAATGATGATAAATCTAAAAGATGTAACTTGTATACAAATTGGAAATGTAATGTTAGGCATCAAGGATATAGAAAAAATATCTATCCATGATGGTGGGGTTTGGCTTACGATTAATAGCGATTTGATACAAGGAGATATAGAAACAAAAATCGGAAACGTTAAACTGATAGCGGTGGAATAGATGGGTATATTTAGTAGAATGAAAGAGATATTAAGTAACCTTTTTAGACAAAAGGCAAGAGACGAATTTAAGATTGATACTGTTACCAGTCCAGAGATGCAGAGAGCTATAGAAAAATGTGCATACATCTATAAGGGCAGTCCGTACTGGTTAGACAAGGACGAACATATCAAGACTATCAACTTTGCAAAAGCGGTGTGTTCGGAGACAGCACGCCTTGCTACACTTGCAATAGGCATAGAGATAGATGGCAGTGCAAGAGCTAATTGGTTGCAGGAGCAGATAGACAAGGAACTGGAACAGGTACGACATCACGTAGAATATGGTTGTGCATACGGTACAGTTGTATTAAAACCTAACGGTGCAAGTGTGGACTTGATTACACCAGAGAATTTTATAGTAACAGACGAAAGCAACGGAGAAATTCAAGGAATTGTATTTGTACATAGAGAAATATCCAGTGACGGCAGGACATACTACACAAAATTAGAATATCATCGGTATATTGAAGATGTGTACCAGATAACTAATCGTTGCTATGCATCCAAAGATGCAAACGACACAGGAAAGCCAATTGACATAGACGAGACACCTTGGCGTGGAGAACTAGAAGATGTAGGACTTACAAACTTAAACGGACAACGCCTGTATGCAGTTCTTAGGACACCGCAGGCGAACAATGTAGACTTGCATTGTAGTTTAGGATTGCCTATCTTTTACGAAGCAATAGAAGAACTAAAAGATTTAGACACTGCATATAGCAGGAATGCAACGGAGATATTCGACAGTAGACGTATGGTACTGATTGATTCTGATAGGTTAATGGAAAGTGGTGCACCTGTGAAAGATACGCAGGCAGGCGTTGAACGAAGCAAGAAGCGTTTGAAATTACCAGAATACGTAAAGAATGTAAATGGTACTGGGTTAGATGGATTCTATCAAGAGGTAAACCCATCATTAAACACAGATACACGACTGACAGGAATCAATGCCATATTGTCACAGATCGGCTATAAATGCGGATTTAGCAACGGATACTTTGTATTTAACGAAACGACAGGGATTCAGACAGCAACAGGAGTTGAAGCAGAGCAACAGAGGACGATACAATTTGTTAAGGACGTAAGAGACAAATTACAAGCCTGCATGGATGATTTAATAGCTGCACTTAATATATTTGCTGATCTGTATCAATTAGCACCAAGAGGACCGTATGAAACCGTGTATGACTTTGGAGACATTACATACAACGAAGATGAAGATAGAGCGAGATGGTACAGCTATGTTACTTCCAACAAGATTCCATTCTGGTACTATCTAGTTAAATTTGAGGGATTCAGTGAAGAAGAAGCAAAAGCACTTGAAGAAGAAGCACAACCGAAAGAGCCAGACTTATTCGGTGCAAGCGGAGAGGAGTGAAAGCATGGGAAAGTACAGGATTGAAAAATACCTTGAATACCTTAATGGCGAAGATGTAAAACTGCCCGAACCATTTACAAAACAAGAAAAGCTGTTGCACAACATCTGCAAAAAAGGAGTTACAGGCAGTACAGAAACAGACAAAACATTATCGCAAGATGGCAAGCCTGCGGATGCGGCAGTAGTTGGGAAGATGCTAGATGCGGCACTAATGGTAAAAGACCCAGAAGAATAGGCAGGTGGGATTATGTTAACACCTACCTATCTCTGGTATGTGCCAGAAAAGGCAGAGAAGCAAGCAGAAGAACTACATAACAAGATAGTATCTGTCATTATAGAGCGAATGATGATAAGGCTAGGACGTGGGGAAGATTACCTTTTTACTCCTATTGACAAGTGGCAGATGGATGTATTGCAGGATGCAGGGTATATCTTGCAAGCGGTGCAGGCAGAGATAGCACAAACGACAAAGATAAGTATTGCAGAGATCGCACGCACTATGAAAGAAGCAGGAATCAAGGCTCTTGAATGGGATGATACAATCTACAAGAAAGTAGGTCTTGAACCAACACCACTCGGGGAAAGTCCTTATCTACAGAGACTGTTGCAAAGGAATTATGAAAAGACTAAGGGAGAGATGTATAACTTTACTGGCACGATGCCGAACGCCTGTCATGATAATTACATTAAGGCAGTGGATAAAGCATATACACAGACTGCAAGCGGTACGACAGGGTACACACAAGCGGTTAAAGAAGCTGTAAACGACATAATAAACAGCGGTGCAGACGTAACCTACCCTAGCGGACACAGAGACAGCATAGAAACAGCAACTACAAGAGCGGTTCGCACTGGTGTAAGTCAGATGGCAGGAGAGATCACGGATGCACGCATGGACGAGATGAACTGGGATATAATTCTCACGTCTGCACATTTAGGAGCAAGAATTGGAGACGGTGGAGACAACTTAACCAATCATTACTGGTGGCAAGGCAAGTTTTACAGCAAAAGCGGTAATGACCCAAGATTCCCACCGTTTAGTGTCTGCGGTATGGGGAATGTGCAGGGAATCCATGGGGCAAACTGCCGACACTCCCACGGTCCGGGGGATGGAATAAACAATCCGTTCGAGGACTACGACAGCGAAGAGAATCGCAAAGAATACGAGAAACGGAAACGACAGAGAGAGCTTGAAAGACGTATCAGAAAGACGAAACGACAGTTAATCGGCATGAAAACGGCTGTGGATAATGCAAAGGACGAAGCTTTAAAGCATGAGCTTGACATGGAGTATCAGAAAAAGGCGGCACTATTGCAGAAGCAGAACAAAGCCTACAATGATTACTGCGAAGAGAACAATCTTAAGAAGCAGAGCGAACGACTAAACACGGCAGACTGGAACAGGAGTCAAGCATCCTCAGCACGAGGTGCAGCGACACGATACAACAATGCACGAGGTAAATAATGGATACTATGAACAAAATTATGGTAGCCTGTGGGTGGATTATAACAATTGGTAGTGCGATAGGAGTCTTATATACTGCCTATAAGCATTACAAGAAGCCTACGGACGATATGAAACATCGAATAGATCATATAGAGACAGATATTAAAGAAATTAAGCAAAAGCTAAATAGTGACTACAGTGCTATTAATAATCAGCGCGATGATATGAACCTAGTCATGAAAAGCATGTTTAATTTGATTGAGAACAAGATCACAGGAAACAACATTGAGGGTCTAAAAAAAACCAGAGACGATCTGATAAATGCGTTGACAACACACGACAAACAGTGAGGTGTTTGCTTTTGAAAGTATATGATTTTACCGTACCCGAACTAAATATGTTCCGTACGTATTGCAACTTCACAGATGTTGAAAGAACATTGTTCGAGTATCGGGCAAAGAATATACCACTAGAGAAATGTGCAGAGCTTATGAACGTAAGTCTGTCTACAGCAAAGAGAATCAGCAGGAGAGTTAATAACAAGATTATTAGAGTATGTTAAGGAGAACAGAATGGTAATTGACGGTATAAATTTTAAAGAGCTAAATATCACAAAAGATGGGGAACTGATTGCATCCATTACAGATGGAAAAGATGGAATCGTACACAAGGACGGCTATAGAGTACAACTTGTAGTGGAAGATGTCGGCATGTCGTTTGCAGAAGCATTTAAAAGAATGAAAGCAGGGCGTAAAGTAAAACTTCCATCGTGGGGTGGTTTCTGGTACTGGGATACAGAAAAAGAAACTATCATGATGCAGTGCAGAGACAAGGACAACGGAGAAAAAGGAGACTTATTAGACATTAGGGACACAAAAATTGTGGAATACACACTTAATAATATCTTATCTAACGAATGGTTAATTGCAGAATAAGGAGTGAAAACATGGCTAAATATGTAAAAAAAACCAGTTGTGATTGAAGCAGTTACATATGAAGAACTTATAAAAAATGGACATGATAAACCAATAAAATTTGAATACAATGGATATATTATCAAAAGATATGATGATGATCGCTATATCATTCCAACATTAGAGGGAGATATGTTACTTGGAAAAGATGATATGCTTATCACTGGTGTGGATGGGGAAATCTACCCATGTAAGAAAGAAATCTTTGAAAAGACTTACGAAAAGGCGTAAAAAAGAGGGTATTGAAAAGGCGAAAATCCATGATACAATATAAATGTAACAAGTGATAAGTTGTTGAATAAATCATTATAAGATTTCCTTTTAAGTTTTAAATGAACATGGTTTGTTTCGGAGATACTTTTTCATGTTATAATACTTTAATCCTTTTTTTATTGTTTTGTTATGTATATAGTACGGTGGATTCCTCACGGAGTCCGTGGAAGTATAACTCAGTTGGTCAGAGTAGTCGGCTCATAACCGACCTGTCACAGGTTCGAGTCCTGTTGCTTCCATTTGCTCACTGTTGTGAGCATGAGAAATCATTTTTGAATTTCCTCAATTTTTTGGTTTAAATTTCATTTTTCAACACGACACCTTTTTTCATCAATTGGTGTTCCTCAATCTTATCCTTATTGTTCAAGCACCATGACCCCTATCATGGTGCTAATTTTTTAATTTAATATGATACTTTTATGAGACTTTAACGACCTGTTAGAGTCTCTTTTTTAATGCGATAATTTACACATAAAAGGGAGGTGGAAGAGTGAACGGATATAACTATAATCCTTATGCACCAATGTATCAGCAGGATACAATGCAGTTGCAGGATAGGCTAAATCAGTTACAGCAAATGCAACAGCAGTACAATAAACCAATGCCAGAGACACAAGTTCCAACACAGAATGTTAATTGGATACAAGTTGCAGGCATAGAGGGAGCAAAGAACCAGATCGTACAGCCAGGGGCTACAGCATGGATGATGGATAACAACGCACCTTTCTTTTATGTAAAGAGTGTAGATGGAATGGGCAGTGCAACTTTTAAGGTATTTAGATTCGAGGAGATACCGCCAGAAGCCACGCAGAACGCCCAAAAACAAAATGTAAACTATGATAATAGATATGTTACAAGAACAGAGTTTGAAGAACTTCTAGCAAAGCTAGGAGAGCAACCAGAGAAAGGAGAGTTAAGCAATGAGTAATCCTTTAATGAACATGATAGGCGGTATGATAGGAAACAACAACCCTATGCAAATGGTACAGCAGGTAATGGGCATGGTAAGAGGGTCTAACAATCCGCAGTCTATGGTTGAGAGCATGGCACAGACAAACCCTGCGATCAAGCAGGCAATGGAAATGTGCAAGGGAAAGAACCCACAAGAAGTGTTTAATAGCCTATGCCAACAGCAGGGCATGAATCCACAGGATATTGTGGACAAAGTGAACAAATAGATATTAAGCGGTGCACAGCTTGGTAAATAAATTTATGGAGGACAACAACAATGAATGAAGCAATGGGACTCACTGCGGCAGATGTAGCGGCAGTGACAAAAAATGACGGATATGATAACGGCTTCGGCAACGGTGGTTGGTGGATTTGGATTATTTTAATTGCTTTTCTTTTCTGTGGTAACGGATGGGGAAGAAATAACGATACCGCAACGACCGCAGGCGAAAACGCTTTCTTATCCGATGAGTTTGTAAAGAGAGATATTTTCAATACAAACCAGAACGTATCTAATACAGCTTGTCAGACACAGAGAGACGTATTAGAAAGCAGATACACAACACAGTTAGGATTACAGCAGATGCAGGCACAACAGCAGGCTTGTTGCTGTGAAACACAGAAAGAAGTGCTACAGAACCGCTATGATGCGGCTTTAATGGCACAGAATATGCAGGCACAGCTGGCACAGTGTTGCTGTGATATTAAGGAAACAATCCTCGCAGACGGACAG